GGCTCCGTTAACAGTGTCTGTTCTCACTGGTGTTGTTATTTTATCTCCAACTTTAATAACCGCTGATAAGTCAGTGTTATCCATTCTAACAACAACACCACTAGTTACGGCTCCATTAATATCATCGCCAGTAAAAGCAGCTGTAGCTGTTGGGTATATATTTTCCCCAGGAATAGCTATTGGAGCACTACCGATCTCAGGCTCAATAAAAGCAAGTATATCCGTGTGTGATGGTTGTTTTATTATACGAAGAGCCTTATTATTAGCAACGGTAAATTTTATTGAAAATGACTGGCTATCAACGCCCTCTCCAGAAGAAACAGATATAGTATCATTGGCAGCTGTACCTGAAATAGCGCCTGTTGGTGAAAAGGGATTTAACGTTAGCGTTAAAGCGGTATATTGATATATAATTTTAGTTAATAGCAAGGAATTAGAGCCGGTGCTAGAGTTTATATCGATGCTACCATCTCCAAATCTAACTTCATTATATTGAGAGTGCGTAGTACCTAGTTTAGCAAATAATTTTATATCATAATGATCGTCATCAGTAACTGCTGGAAAATTTATAGATCCACTGTATTTAGAGCTAGACAATACATCATCTAAACCGCTTTTGGCGGCTTGAAAAAGATTTGTTATAAAATTATAATAGTAACTATCTTCGTTTTGTATTTCTAATCTAAAAGCAGCTCTTTCACCTCCTGTTATGTAAAAACGTCTAGTTTCACCAACAGCACGTATGCTTGATAAATTTAGGTCAAATGAAGTTATTTCAGCCATATTTTTTGTTTGTTGTTTATTTACTACTTTCAGTTACTTCAGAAGCAATTGAAAACAACTCAATTTTTTCTGTTGAATCATTTTCAAATTTTACTTCCGCGTAATAACCTGTTAAACCATTTGTGTTAACACTTTTATTTTTACTAAACATTATAAAGCTAGGAGTTGGCGGTATTGCACTTGAAAGAAGAGCGTTTGTACCTTCATCAACTAAAATGTTATTTATTTCAATTACAACACTTGAGCCGTAGGTTATGCTGTGAACACTCCCCATTCTAATTATCGCCCCGGAGTTTGCGGTAGAAAAACCCTCTTGATTTGTTGGTAGCACCGGCGCATAGTATGCGGTATCACCAACCTGCAAAGATTCGTTTATATGAGTATCAAAAGTTAAAGCCAGTATAAATGACATATATATATTAATTTAATTGTTGTTAAAAAGTAAAGTGATATTAGTACTCCAAGTAGAAGGTAGCGTAGAGACGCCGTTAACATCTTTGCCAGTAAATAAGAATTGACTGTTTTGCACGCCACCATATGTAGCAAGCCACACATTGTCTTGTGTTGATATTTCAAGTGTATCCGCTCCAGTAATTACCGAGAAAACCCCAACCCAATTAAGCTGCATACTTGTAATTTCATCTAAATCGTTATTTCCAAAATCAATAGTAGCAAGATCTCCATTGTTGTTTGCATTAAAGGATTTTAACAATGAGTTATGTGCGCTGGCGTTAATGTGAGTTAGTGCATTATTACTACAGTCAATCAGTTCGAGTTGATAAGAGCCAAAAGCGTTTGAAGCTGGTGTGGTTAAGGTTGTTAAATTGTTGTTTTGTATTTTTAAATGCTGTAAATGCTCTAAACCTGTTAAATCAATTGTACTTAAGTTGTTGTTGTAACATTTTAAGAATTTTACGTTGCTATTTCCCCCCGTGTTGTCAAAAGTTATTGTATTTAAACTAGCATCCATAACATTCATATGGGTTAAAGCAGTATTACTACTTACATCAAGGCTTGTAATAGAAGTGTTATTACACTGTAAGTGGTTTAGTGCGGTATTATTGCTTGTATCAAGACTTGTTATTGATGACCATTGCACATATATCTTTTTTAAGCTCGGCAAGTTATCAAGGTTAATAGTATTAAGTGCATCTGTAGTTCCGTAGTTACCACCAACATTTAGCGTTTCTAAATCTGGAAACGTTAAGTCATCACTTCCCAATATAGTATAATTATTAGCTTTTGCAATTATTTCCGTTAAATTAGTGTAAGTAGTTAAATCTTCAGGATTAACCAGATCCGTTAGCAATTGAAGTGAGACAAAATTACCATTGTTAGCTTGTGGGTTTTCACTAATAGTAATTGTTTGTAAGGCTGTAAAACCCTCTACACCCGTTAAGTCTGATATACTCTCACCTTGAAGGTTTAAAGATGTAACCGCGTCTATATAAGAGTTTAAAACGTAGTTAGGGTAGTTTCCATAAGGTAGTGCTAAATTAGGGTCTGGATTCATCACGGTATCACCCATTCCATTAACCTCTAAGTAATTCTCAAAATTATCATCAGGAACATACGTATAATCAGCCACATCCTGGCAACATGAATCCCAATTGGAGTTGTTTGGATTGCCAAATTCTCCATTACAATCGTATATAAAGTTAGAATTATAGTTAAGGGCTGTAGGATCCGTACATCCAGTTATAGAAGATGTTAAGGTTAAACACTGAAATGGATCAGAAATTGTTGGAAATAATCCATTTGTAGCAACACCATACTCTTCGTAACTAGAGTTCATACACCCAGCGCAAGTTAAGTATTCACAAACAGAAATCGCTGGATCAAAATTAGCTAATGCGTTATAATTACATGCTAATGGATCTAAACATCCTTGTACTGTTGGCGTTAAAGTGGTGGCTGTAGCACTTGTTATTGGTGCCGCTGTTGAAACTCCGTTTGCAGGAAGTTGAGAGCAGTCTGTTACTATGCTAAAATTGTATTCAGTTGTGTCAGTCAAGGCCGTAATAGCGCCCACGGTAATTGTTATTGTACCAGTACCCCAGCCAGTCATACCTAATGTATTTGAGAAAATTGATAAAGTAGTCTCAATGGCAGTCAACGCTTCTTGGATAACTAGAGTATAACTAGTAGCCATTGTAAGTTCTGGAAAAAAGAGCTCAATAGTTGTTGTCGTTCTCGATGACATATTTACACTTATTGAGGTTACGGGAGAACAAGTGTTACATGGAAAACCAATATTGTAGTTAGGTGCGGTTGGATTATCGCAATAAACACAGCCACTACTCGCGCAGGTAGCTAGTGGGTCATACGTAGATGTTGCAAGAGGATCTGTACAACCAGCCACACAACAAGAACCATCATCACAAAGGGCGGTAAAGTTATAATTACCAGCCGTAGGATCTGTACACCCGTCAGGCACCATGCAAGTATTATTATCATAAGTTGCATTAATATCATAGTTACACGCAGATGGATCAGTACATCCAAAATAAGGTGTGTTGCAAGAACCATCGTCAGTAGTAGCGTTTGAATCATAGTTCATTGCTAATGGATCAGTGCACCCAGGGTAATAACATGAACCATCATCATAATTAGCGGTAGCATCGTAGTTAATAGCCGCTAAATCTAGGCATCCAAATGCGTATGCTATACATGTACTAGGATCACTTTCTGTATTTGCCCAAGAAATATAATTCTGCTGCGTAGAGTCCGTACAACCAATTACAATAGGTTGAGAAATTCCAGTTGGAATTCCAATTCCTTGAAATGAAAAATCACCTAAATCTAAGCCACTTACAGTTAATCCACCTGGCTCTGAAACTATTGCTTCTCCGCTTATATAGTTAAACCACTTACCTTCTTTTTCTATAAATTCGTTTATGCTTCCTTTTTGCTTATTTGTTTCAATGCTAACAACATGCCACCCAGCCTTGTTATTAAAGTTGTAATACTCTCCATCGCTTGAAATATCTCCGCCAGGGTATAAATATGTTTCCGCAGATGGTTTTATAGTTTTAGAATCACTACCCGTGTAGTTTATTGTTTTAAAAGATTTTACAATACCCGGCATATCGTTTAACAAAGCGGTTAAAGAAGAGCTTGTGTGAATATCGTAAAATGTGTTCATTGGAGTCGGAGACCCTACCAATCCCTTTACGTGGTGCTGCCATAACTTACCGCTTTTGAAAGTGTAATATTCATTAGCGCAGCTAATAGCGTTTTCAGGGGTAAAAGATTTAAAACTAACCCAGCCTTTTGTGTCTTCTTTAAAAGTAACAGTTTTAGAAGGAAGAGTGTCAACGGGATCTTGTACTGTAGTTGTTTTTATTGTAACCCTAGTGCCAGTAAAAGTGAAATTACTTTGCCAAGGAAAAGATGGTGGATATGCGTAATCTGGTGATTGTACTACTAGATTATCTAAAGCAACTGTCATTGTGTTTCCAACTACGTTAGTCCCAACAACTACAGTGCCTACAGCTAAGCTTAAATAAAAGCTATTTACAGTTACTAAATCACCTGCTTCAACCCCACTCATTGCTGAAATAATTATGGTATCAGCCGCTGTAATTATATCACCATAACCACTAAAAGTAAACGGAGTAGGAATTGAAGTATTAGTAGATGTGTATGTTTTTTCGCCAATGTTTTTAAGAGTCACATTGTACTCATCTTTTTTATCGTCATAACTACCAATTAATTTATTAGATAATTTTAAATTATCTTTAAACCAATCTTTCATACCATGATCTGATATAGCTGTTAATCCATCTTTAGAAAGCCTTATAATAGCGCCTCTAGTTTTATCTGAAAAGTATAGTCTATAAGATTCTGACGCAAATGACTGTGGATCTTTAGAAATACCATATTCACCTGAATAAGGTATTGCTTGTCCAAGCACATTTTCAGTAGCTATTAACTGCGGGTTACCATCAGCATTAAATATAGCATCTTTATCTGCTAAAATTCTAATAACCCTATCTTCACACAAAGCTATTAAATCTCCATCAGCAGTAGATCTAGAGTGTAGCTTTTGTATACTGCCATAAGTAGGGTTTAAATCTTTTGTAATTTTTTCCGCAGCTATAAACTGATTTAAAGAGTTAACCCCACTTGTAGAATTGTAAATACCAGAGTATATTAACCCCATGCTTTCTTTGCTCTTCTTTGTAGTCTTCTAACACGGTGGTTGACGCTTTAACTCCATTTGCAATAAAAGGCTTGTTATACGTGTCACCAATACGGTTAGATTCAACTCCATTACCAAAGCTCCAGCAATTCCACCATCCTAAGCCAAAAGTGTTATCTATGAATTCTACATATATAGTCTGTACTGAAGTTGGTATAGAGGCAAATGATTGATTACTTTCAAGTCCACTATCTTGAATGTCAGCAGGTTGGTTACCTCCAGCTGTATATGTAAAAGGCGTTAGCTTAGCAACAGCAAAACTTCCATCGTCATTGTGAAATTTTATTCTTACCGAATTATCAGAAGTAGATACACCGTTTATAAACCCTAATTCATCTAAACTAACTTTGTTTGATAGCACTATCTTCCAAACACCAACAGCTGTATTTTGAATGCCAGTTACAAAAGTTCCATCCATCACGCCACCAACTATAGTTGTTGGGGTAACAGTTATTATTGCTCCTATTTCAACTAAATTTAAAATATTTTCTTGAGTTGTACTAATTGGTTTTTTACCAGTTGCCTCGTAGTATATATCTAAATCTACATCTTCTTTAGGCTCTGTTTCAAATATAGCCGGATTACTTGGAAGAATATTTTTTTCGGTAGTTGTAAACGTACTGACAAACTCTAAACCACCGTGTGTAGTGCTGTTTATAATAGAACCACCTAGATCAAACGCTTGGTGGTCATTGGCATGAATAGGCGTTCCAGTGCTAGACGCAGATTCTAGATCATGGTTTTTTTGCCCATTTAAAACCTGGTACTGAATTAAATAACTTATTCTAGCGTTATTAGGCTTCATCATCGTTTTAACTTGCTCATTTGCACCGGTTCTTGTAAATGCAGACGAGAAATCAATCCCGTTGTTTACTGCTAATGATTGGTTTGCAGCTTTAATTAAATCATCTGCATTTAAAGAGTTCATGTCTGAAGAGGCGCCGGGATCGTTAGCACTATTTGAGTACCATTTTAATCCCTCTGCAATTCTATTAGCCCCCATGTAGTTGTAAAGCCTTCTTTTTGTAACTTGAGTTATTTTGTAAACATTAGGATCACCCTTTAGCCTGAATAAAGAGCCGTAAGTTAGTTTTTTAATAACATGAAATTGGGATTGTACAAATTGTGATAAAACACTATTATCAATCAAGGCTGAAAGTGGATTATCCCAAAATCTATTGTAATTATAAAAATCCCACCACGATTTACTCCAAGGCCCCGGAGTACTAGGGTTTAGCGAGCCTTTACCAGCTCCAACGGCTTGTGGAGCAATACCTCCATATGATAAGTGTAAATAATTATTTGGCCCGTCACCAAAATCATTTGCGTGAGCATTTGTTGTTACATCGCCTAAATCTCCCTGCGTGTATGAGCCAGTATGTGCGCCGTGTAAAAAACGAGCACCAAGACTACGCCCATCGCCCCACGTTTCGTCTTCGTCTTGCCCTAAAGTATCGGTTGCCATATCTAGATAAACTATGCTATAATCTTCAAGATCAGCAAGTCTGTCTCCATCCGCATCCATAACAATTTTATAGTTTACAGCACTAGTTGTATCGCTTAAAGCCACCCCGTCTTGTACCGCTTCAAAATCTCTAACGTCAGAGCTACCACTTGGTTGGCTACCCGCGTAAGCGGTTGCGTCTATAAACCACCTGCTGTAAATACCACTGTGGTCATTTTCGGGTCCACCAAGGTTTACCCGCCAATTAGCCGGTGTTACACTGGCTTCCTCACCAGTTGTACCAACCAAGCCCCCATCTATTAAGAACTGATTAGAATCACAACTACTATCACTCAAATAATATAACTCACTTATTCCGCCATCAACATTCCAGCCTTGTGAAGTGGGAGCGGCAATTTTTGGTATGTTATCAGCTAATACTTCGTCTTCTATTAATTTAACAAAAAACCTACCGTCAAACTCAGGTAAGTTTTCTATTTCTTTTCTGTAAAAGTGAGGTTTTAATTGCCCACCATTTTGAAACACTTCGGTAAAGTTGTCTGTAATGAAAGCATCTTCCATAGATATTGATTGATTTAACCTTACAAAATACAAATCTGGAACATCATCACCGTTTGTAAAAGCTCCAGAGGGTTGCAGTTTTACAATATCCATTACCCTGTACTTTTTAGTCATTCTAATTGGAACATCCACCCAACTAGTTGTATCACCTTCTTCTCTATATTTATTTGAAAAAGAAACGTATATATCAGTGTTTTTTCTATCTTCCCACGCTTTGACCATATCGGGTAATCCAAACCTGAAAGTATCTACGTGATACGGGTCGCTCCAAGTGTAATGTCTTATTGTAAATGATGATTGGCCAGGGAAAGGTGGTTGAACTGGGGACGGAAACTCTACAACTCGAGGATCTCCTTCGAGAGCAGTTTGCTTCGCCCCGGTTAAAAGATAACCGTGGATATCCATGTTAGGCTCTGCTATTGGATTGTATCTTGTTTTTATATAGTCTGGGGCTTCATTTTCAATCGCTACAACTTTGTACCTAGCTTCGTCTAAAATAAAATTATCTTGTTCGTGTCCCTTTTTAAAACCAAGTATGTATCTTCATCTATTTTGTTTCTATCAATAGAAGGAAATGATATCCAAACGTTTCCATCTTCAGCATCGTAAGCCCTACCCATTGCTACGTTATAATACTCGCTTGACGTTTCTTTTACAAGTATTTTGTAGTATTCAGCCCATGATGGGTGGGGGCTTTCAATGTTAATCGCAATGCTACTTGAGCTAGCGCTTGAAGATTTTGTAATTAACTCATTAGCCTTATCATTGGTAAATACAGGTGTTTCTCTACCATACTTATCTCCATATAAAATTCCAAAATTATATGTTCTTTGAGATTTTAAAGATTTACGCGTTTTAGATGTGCTGTAGCTGCTATCAAACCTATTATCAATTGAAGCTGTAAGCTTAGGTGTTATTTTTTGACCAAGTTCATTTTCAAGATTATAACCCTGCACATAGTTGCCATAAACAACTCTATTACCCGTGACTTCTTGGGCCAAAGCCTTTTTAGGTACATTATCCCAAGGTCTTATAAGCTGGTTAGAAGGAACTTGAGCGTAGACATTGTCCGTGGTAATAATATAAGATCCTTTTGGTTTCAAAGGGTTTGTATACCCGTTGTTCCAAACCTCATCATTTTTATCAACACTTTTTATAACGTATACGTTTGGAGAGAATTCATTTTTGTATAATAAATCAATTCCTACAACATCTTTTGGTATGTCTGTAGAAACAAAATCTTGTAAAATTAGTTGTTTTAAATTGTTAACCATGCCCTTGTTATAGGCTTCAGTAGGATGGTAATCAAATTCTCCAGGAATAAAAACAACTTCTGAATACGGCCCAACAGGGGAGTACTCGTTGTCCTCATATTTATATCTTGTGGAAAATCTAGGAAATTTACCTTTAAATATACTATGCTCTTCTTGCTCTAGTTCAAAATAATACCCGGATGTAAAATCATGAGAAATTAATGTTGAAACCGAAACTTTATATGCTACTTGGTGGCTATAAGCAATAATGGCACCATAAGTAGGGTGACCACTTACTTCTTCATAATTATTTTGCGCCTGAGAATAATAAAATTGACCAGGTTCTATTTGTTTAATTAACAGTCTAGCAATAGGTTTTTCCCCATCTTGTGGTATTGCTTTTCCATTGTACACTCTAATAACGTCTCCTACGACAAGGTTTGGCGATGTACCTACACTAAGCCCACCATTTGGAACCTGCACTCGATCTATATTTTGAAGGCCAATCCACGTTTCATGGCCTTGCTCTACTTCGCCTCCATCATTTCCTATAGGGTAAAAATAATTAACATTACCAACACCAACTAATTCCATACTACCTTTAACGTATCCAGATATTTTAGCAGACTCAGGGATTGTTTTAGGCGCTTTAGAAGGACCTTTTTTAATAACAGCTATATGGCTTTCTTTGATAAGACCCTCGTTAATTCCGTTTACATAAACTAGATTTTCATCATAATTCCCGCCCACCATTAATTTAGTGTGAACAATGCCGCTAGGATCAGTACCGGCTTTACATCTTGGTATGTTAATTTTTTTAGGCTCACTTTTATTGTCTGTCCACAACAACAATTCATCTATTATATTTATACCAGTTATAGCGTGTTGAGCATCAAAACTTAAAACATCAGCTCCTACTGTTGTATCAACTATTATAGGTATTACTGTTTTTTTTATAGTATCGTACTCGATTATAATTGCATAAAAATCAGCGATAAAATAGTACAGCTTATTGTTTTTTTCATCGGCAATTGATCCAACGCAAACAGCGTCTGTGGTGATAAAATCTTGTCCACTGATAATTGAATTTCCTAGTACGTTCTGAATTGCACCAACATTAGAACCATCTGACGTTGAAACCTGCACATTCATTGCGTCTCTATACTCTCCGTTTGGAACAAGTCTTTCGTCAAGATCTTTATTCATCTTACCGCCTGTAAACTGGTGCTTGATTTCTGGCATGTACTAGTGTTTTATTTGTTTTGATTTACCTCTTAAAATTTGAGTAAGTTCTTCTAGCTTAAGGTTTGACAACCTTAGTTTTGCAGTTCTAACAGCCGCAAACTTTTCTTTTTTAAATCTATTAACTTGATACTCTGGAGTATTGGCTTTACTAGCCATAACAGCGTGTGCTATACACTTATACATTGCTTCTTCCGCAAACTTATGTACTTGCATCTCGCCATCTGTGCCTAAGCTGTCGCTTATATAATCTAAGATCACAGTCTTTCCACTAACATTAGATGAAAAATGTATTTTTCCAGAGTTGTGATCCATGTAAAATGATCCATTAGCTTGAGAGTGCTGAGGATCAAGGCCATATCTACTACCGTCCATTGGCCAGTAAGTATCGTCTATATAGTCGTCATTTTGATTTTGACTTGGAGTTGATGATTTGTAGCTTGACCATGTGGCAGATTCTTCACTGTCACCGATTCTAACTACTCTTATGTTGTCAATTATACCATCAAACGCTACGTCATTCCACAATTTAATTTTCCCCACGTTACCAGGTCCTTGTAGCCATTCAACCGAGTGGGTACCAATTACTGTTTCGTTAATAAGATCAACATTGTTATTGATTGAAGTTGAGTTTAATGTGCTAGCAATAGTTGTGTGATTTGCTAGTATAAATTTACCAGCTGTAGAAGCCACGACGATATCGTATGTTATTCTATATTGCCTACCTTCAATAATATCAGGAGCATCTATACTCATGTATCCGTCGGCGACTGTATTACCTTGTACTACGTTTTTATAGGTATTAAGGTTACCAGCAACTGTAGTTATTGTTATGTCTCCTATAGTCCATGCGTCGGCGTCAACCGTCCAACCCGTGTCATCATCAAAGTCGCCGTTTGCTATAAGGTTAGTAGTCGAAATTAAATCACCTACTTCATCAAAAGCATAATCACCATTAGAATCTGTTTTTATTGGGTATGGATTTGAAGTTTTACTTGTAGGATATAATAAGTGTTTTATTCCAGCAGAATCTACCCAACTAACTTTAGTGTAGTTAACGTAGTCTTGCGGGAGTGTCATTTGAAGCGAAGGGGGAAGTGTTATTTCTTGAGCTTTTGTGGATTTAAAAGTATCAAATGATAGCTCTTGTAATGCTCTTTGAGCGTGAAAAGCAACGTCAATTCTTCTTGCCTTAGGTATTATTTTATCTTCACCTACATAAACAAACATAAATTGATTTATTATATCTGATAAAGAAGCGAATTGATAGTTATTTGAACTATTACCGTCGTAGTACTCTTGCTGCGTTTGATTTAATAACCCCATTTATTTATTGTTTTTCTTGTTGTTGTTGGTTTGTATCTAACCCCTGTCCAATTTGTGCAACATCTTGTTTTTGTAGCGCTACGCCCGCTAGTTTTAATATTTTATACACTAATTCTGATTCTTCAGACTGATGTAGATTAAAGCTTATTGAAGAAGCGGGGTTATACAAGGCTTTTTTGTTAATAACAATGTAACCCCAACGCACTGTTTGTGGTTTTTTAAAGTAGTACACTGCCGATGGAACGCTTTCAAAATCAGAACCCTCTTCAACTTTAATTATATTATCTCTAATATTTACTATTGGACGAGAAGTGGATGCCCCTAGCAAAGTGCCACGGTAAGATATTACATCTCTCCATGTTTTAGTTGGAACCATCTCGCATTCAACACCACCAAATTCTACTCGGCTAACCCTATATATATAGCTTGGTAGCAATAACCCTATGCCATCATTTGCCGCGGTGTAACTACTTGGAGTATTACCCTCGTCGGAACTATCTATTTTTTCAAAAATACTAAGCTTTTCCTTAAGCATATCATCTACATCGGCAAAAACAGTATCGTTACCAGGAACCACACTAACTTTGTTTAAATCATAAAAATATTGCTCAAATATTTCTTGTTGCGCTAAGTTGGCAAATAAGTTAAACTCTTGAGGAGTTATGTAGCCTCTTTGCTCTTTATTAGCCAAAGCTAAAACCCTTTGGTATATTGTATCTACACTTATTCGCATAATTTCTTTTTATTTATTATACGGAAACAATCTATTTAATGTATCTTTTCTTGCCCCGCAATTGCAATCTTTTTTAACAGCCTTGCTTACTGTGTCTACAACTTTTTTTATACCAGTTGCTATTGTTATTTTTTCTATAGTATCTCCTAATCCTTTAGATTTTTCTTTCATATAATTAAATTTAGTAGTGTACGATCACTCCTTAGAGCGACCGCATCTACAGTTAGATTAATTTAATCTTTTTTCAATATTGGAGTAAATCTCCATTCCTTCGTCAGTTTTAAACCAAGCGGCTAAAGCTGAATAAGGATGCTCATCAAAAGGAACATTCATTAGTTTTCTATCATTAGATCCCCATGAAAAAGTTCTTTGATCAGAGGATAATTTTAATATCCGCATTTCAGTTGCTTTGATACCAAAGTTTCTGAGCATAACATTCTCATCATTTACTAATTCTAAGAACAAACCTGGGTTTCTTTTGGCATATAATAGTAAATCTCTTTTAAGTTCCTTAGAACTCATGTCTACTACCTTAGAACCAATCTCAACACGCATAACAGCTTCTGCCATATCTATTTCTAATGACTGAGCTGCGTTTAAAGCTTCGATCTCTAGTTCTAGTAAATCAATCTCACTAGCAGCTTGTTGTTGTGGTTTGAACTCTTCAAATACAACCCCTTTGTCTGGGTGGTATAAAGATAAAAGCTTTTGTAACACGACTTTACTTTTAGGAACGCTAATTGTACCGTTTCTAAATATAACGTGCTCTAATCTTTGGTCACCAACCATTTCGTCTACAAATGATGTTCTTTGGTTAGAAGTGTATTTCAACTCTCTCTCGTAACCAGCTTTCTCGTCAAACCAATGTATGTTTGAGCATTTTATAGATTTTGATAAAGGTGTTTTATCATAAAGTAAGTAGTACATCCTATCTTTAATCTCCCAAGTATCTTTTTTTGGTTTTGGAGTTTCCATAACCGGTTTTTTCTTTGGTTCTGCAACTACAGTATCTTCAAAAAATTCTGTAACTACTTCTTCCATTGTTTCGATTTGAGGTTCTACCTCAACTTTCTTTGTGTTAGCTTTTTTAGCCATAATATAATATAATATAAATTAATAAAAATAAAAGAATCGAGGCCGAAGCCCCGACTCTTTAATATAAATAATGCTTAGTTCATTAACATGAAATTGTTAGCACCTTGTACAACTAAACATCTTTCAGATAAGTAGTGTACGTTCATTGCATCTAAATCGCTTGTAGAAGCGCCTCCAACAGAACCAGTAATCCAAGATTTCATCTTTCTGTCGTCAGCTTGTGAAGCTCTGTAACGTACATGTAAGAATGGTCTCTTAAGGTTTTTACCTAATTGTTGGTCATATACAGAAGAAACTCCAGCAGGAATTATAACCCCTCTAATTGCTCCAGCAGTATCAAGTAATGCCCCTCTTGTAGATCTGTCATTTAAGTATTTCCAGTCAGATTTGTAGAAGTCATAAGAACCTCTTCTGAAACCAGAAAAACCTAAGTTTAAAGCCATATCTTCAGAATTGTCAAATACTCCGTAAGAAGTACCTCCAGCCCCGTAAGAATTCATAGAAGCTAACATGTCATCCATTGCTAAAGCAGTAGATCTGTTTACAAACATCATGTTTTCTTCAATAGCTCCTTGCTTATCAAATTCAGCTAAGATAGCGTCAAATTCAGCTAAATCAGTAGCAGCATTAACACCTGTTACACCAGAAGTTTCATTACCTCTATCTTAATAGCAGCAAATAAACCTTCAGTACCAGCTAAATCAGTAGCTGTAGTAGCAGTTCCTAAAGCAGTGTTGATAACAGAAGTACCAGGAGTAGCTTTAACAGACTCTACCATAGACATTTCTAAGTAATCAGTAAAACGAGAGCGAGTATCACCCTCAGCTTTTAAGTACCATAAGTAACCATTTTGTCCATCTTCACCAGAAACTTCAACCCATCCAATTTGCGAAGCATCAGATCCATTAACTTGGAAGTAATCCTTGATGATAACAGGTTTGTTAGAGAAAGATTTGAACTGTGGCTCGTTAGCTTTAACTTGACCAACAGTACCTTTTCCAAACTCAGAACCATAAACCATGATAGTCGCAACATCGCCATCAGCAAAGAAAGTAGTCATTGCAGCAGCTTTGTACGGAAGTACAGTTATATTAGCGACAGCAGCACCAGTGTCTTCAACAGACACGTAACCTTGCATTGTTACGCCAGCTTTTGAAATAATAACAGTATCACCAACTCTAATACCGTGTGCTCCAGCAGCAGCGTTACCATCGATATCAGTACCGATAGTAACTAAACCAGCAGATACATCAGTAGTAACACAGTTGTAAGATAAGTGTAAACGACCTTGCTCAGACCAAACTACTTGGTCAGCCGACATCGCTTCTTCAGCTCCTACTTGTGAAAGAAAACCTGCAATGCTTCTGTTTCCAAAAACTTCAGCTTCTTTTTCCATAAGATCTGGTAAATATTGTTGTGCCCACCCTGCGGTTGCAGTGGCAGTAAAGTCAATATAGTTATTGACTAACGTTGTTTGTGTTGGGGATAAAACCGAATTTAGGTTTGGCCCCGCAGTAATTGCCATAATTAATTTTTTTTAATTTTTAAATTTATTGTTTTTTAATTTTAAACTTAAAATCAGAAGAATTATCACCTAGCACTTTAAACTTCGTACCACCTGCTTCAATTTTCCCATGACTTTGTCTTGGATTCATATCAACATTCTTAGCTTTAGCAATACTATTTTTCATAGCATCTGCCTTACCTTGGTCGTAAAAGTGTTTTGCAACAGCGTCGGCGTTCATAGCCGTATAGAGAGATTTGTGATAACCCTTAGCATCTGATAATGTTTGATTTTTATCCAAAAACTTTTTGGTAAAATTATTTATATCACTTTGGGTGTTCTTAACCTCGTTAGCATTGTTAACATTAAATCGATATTTTTTGTCCCCGACGTTATATTCAAAACCTTTGAACTTGTCATTGAAAACCTGCTCGGTTTTCTGAGTAAAAATATCAGAGTTTGCTTTAACTGTTTTTTGAGTTACTTCTGACTCCTTGTTATATCTATCAAAGAAATTCACAGCTTTTTGTTGCTCTGTTGTGAGCTTTGATCCAGCTTTGATCTCTTCATAGTACGTAGACTTTTGCCCGTCTAAGTGGCTTTTAGCGTCTGCAACTTGCTCTTTTAACGCTATTTTTTTCTTTCTTATATCTCTTTCATCATCAACGTCTTCGTCGTAAGAAAACGTATCGTCCATAAGAAAATTAATTTCTTCTTGGTTTAAATGAGGTTTAGTCTGCTTATAATATTCATAAAGTAAATCTGAATCATCTAACTTACTGTAGTCTTGGTTAAGCTTGACATAATCACTTAAATCTCCACCAGTTTTTTCCATAAAGTCCATTAACTTTTGAATGTTTTCTGGTAATGGTTTTCCAGTAGCCTCAGCTTCCGCTATAGCTTCTTCGACCTGCTCTTCAACCTCTTCAACTTCTTCTTCAGTAATTTCTTCTAATACTGGAGCTTCTTGTGCTTCGGCTTCCGGTTGTACTTCTTCTTGTTCTTGTGGGGTGTTGGCATCTTCAACGCCATTAACCACTCCGCTGTTGTCAGCGTCACTTTCTTTAACTTCATCTTCTCTTGGTGTTGGGGGTTTACTTAAATCTACCTTCATGACGCTATCGTCACCCGCGGACTCAAATTTACTTTCATCAACTTGTTCAGTTGCTGTTTGTGTAGTCTCTTCAACTACTTTGTCATTTTCTTCTTCCATAATATAATATAATAATAATTAATAATTTTAGCTAGGGTCAAAACTACCTAAATCAAATCCGCCACCTAGTATATCATTACCTGCGGACTCAAAGTTTTTAGGTGGTTTACCACCATTTCTTTGCTCAATCATCTCACTTTGTTGAGTTGCTTGAATTTTTGTTCTTTCGTCTTTACGATCTTCTTTTTGTTTTTCTCTTCCTTTAACGCCATCTACATCAATACTTTTTAACTGCATGCTATAATCAAACTCTAAAGCCATTAGTTCTTTTTTCATTTCAACTTCTTGCTGCATTTTTTGCAGCTCAAAATTTTGTTTTGATTGTTGTAGGCTAGAATCAATTTGAGCTTTAGATTCGTTTTTCTGGGTTTCAAGCTGAGCTGCATTTGTAGCCGCGTCTGTATTTGACTTTGTTTGTGCCTCAATATTTTCTAGCTGAAGTTTTCTATCTTTTTCTTGTTTGTTTTTTCTTCTTATTTTTAGCATTTGATTTGCTAATTTTATATTCTTATAATCTCTAAGATCAATAGCGTCTTCTAGCTCTATACTTTGTTGCTGCAAGGCCATTTGAATATTATTTTCAAGAATAGCCGTCTCCTCTTCGTCTGGTGATAACTCTAAAAATATTCCAAAGTCATAAAGGTGCAGCTCTGACATTTCTTGAAGAGTCGCCACGTTGTTAGCTCCAATAGCCTGCATAAAAGCATCTTTAGTTGGAGAGTACTCTATAACATCAGATATTCTAAGCGATAAACACTCTGCAGTTTGTGCTGTTAAAAATAAACCAGCTTGAAGTATGTGTCTTGTTGCGGTGTTAGAATTAGCTGCCGCTAGTTTTTGAACGCCTACTAATGCGTTTTTATCTGGAGTGCTACCGTCTCTAGCTTCGTTAAGTCCAGTTACATCTCTTATCATTTGTAAATAATAGTTGTAAGTTCCAATTAACGCTTGCATCTTATTACCGCCAGATCCAGATGTAATTTCTTGAATAGGGACTTTACCTGGATTCATGTCACCATCAGACGTAAACGATCTACCTATAACAGAACCTGTTTGAAAATACATATTCAAAGCTTCCTGTGGGTTATAGTTTGTCCCATTACCTAAATCTATTTCAGCTAGACCATCCGCATCAAGATAAACTCCATCAGGTACTAACCTAGACATTACTTGTTGCAATTTTAAATGGGTTAATTGAATCATATCAGCAAATCCAGTTATTCTTTTAACCAAAGAGTCAATTCTACCATCATACATTCTAGGCGCTACTATAGAGTAATTCATTTTAACTTTAGTATAATCGCTCTTAGACCTCATCATGTTTTTAGCCATTTCCCACTTAAGCAGCTTGCCAGTACCAAGTATCATTGCACCATCGTAAAGGCACTCTATAGATCTTTGCATTTTGCTAAAATCTGCGTTTTTACTTTCAGGTGGATTATACTGGTCGTCTCTTGGTATAATTTTATCAGCGCCACTACTAGTTTCTTTAACTTTGTAAACCTCGTTCATGTAGGTTTTGTAATTAAAGTATAAAACTTGAATTGTGTTATTATCTTCTTTATCGTAAGAATGCCTAGTATTATAGTTAGACCTGCCGTTAGACTTATTTTTCATTATATCTTCAAGATCTTCTTCTGATAAATGAGGAAATTGCTTTGCTAGTTCGTTTACTGGAATATTTTTTACCTCGCCAACGTAGTATATGTCTTCAAAGTAAGGTGAGTCTGTGTAAGAGTACACTAGGTTTGCTGGATCAACATAATCTATAACAACTCCTTCAGACGTATTAAAAGAAGTTTTTGTGGCACCTATACCTAGAACAGCTAAATCGTAATAAAATCTTTTTTTAATCAACTCGTAGTTGTTGCCTTCAAATAAAGTTTTTAAAGCCTGCTCTTCAGCTATTTCTACAGATTGCTTATATGTTAGTTGCATGTACAGCTCTGCTTCTTCAGTTGTTTGCGGAAGATTTTTAACACTGCTTTTTGTTAAATTCATACCAAAAGAAGCTGCTACAGTGTTAATACCTTTGTTCTCTATATCAGATATCATGTTTTCTGCAAACTCTGTTCTTTGCTTTAAACCATGAGGATCTTGTGAGTATGCCTTTATGTCGTACATTCTTTCGGCAATACCATTAACAACAATATCTACAAACTTAGAAATAATTGGAACAGGCTTCCAATCTAAATTAAGATAGGACAAATCACCATTTATAGACAACTCATCCTTATACTTTTGAACAGACTGCTCGCCTCTAGCGTACAACCTTAAATTATGAAAATCATTATGGTTAGACTTGTATCTACCAGAACCAGTATCACTATTAAACCACTCTTGCTCTATAGCTTTACCT